AATATATCATTATTATAAATTTAGCACTATCAATAATAAATTTTCCTATTTTAAATTCTATTCCATATATTTTTTTTGTATAGTCTTCAAATTTTTTAAAATCATTTATACCATCACCATCACTATCTTTATTAAAAAATGGTAATATAAGATTATTAAATAATGATTCTGTTATATAACCTATATTTTTGCCCATAGTAAATCCTATTGCAGTATCAACAACACCTTTCTCTATAATATACTTTCTAAAATTATCTAAATTAAATATATTAATAGTCTTTTTTTCAATTTCATAAAGTGGTGTATATTTATCAGTCATATTATATTATATATATATAAATAATATAATTAATATTAAATATATGTTTAAATATATTAATAATAGATTAAGTAATGCTAAAACTTTAATTAATTATTTTCCTATTGTATTAAAAGAAGCAAAAGGTATTTTTGTAAAGGTATTTTGTAAAAGATATTAATAATATATTGATTGTATATTAGCAGCTGGAACATTACCATTAAGTCATAATTATTATATTATTAATAATTGTTTAAAAAATTTTAGTAAAAATAATTATCCAGTTCAAACAATGGATATACCAACACAATTACAATATAAATTTTTTAAAAGTTTATATAATTTTTACCGAATGATATATCAAATAATTTTAAAATACAAATGTGTTCTCCTTCTGGTGCTGATACGATAGAAGCTTCTATTAAATTATCTAAAAATAGCAACAAAACGAAATGTTATATTATATTTTATTGGTGGTTATCATGGACAATCCTTCGGTGCTTCAAGTATAAGTGCAAAAGTTAGAAATTCCTTTATATATTCTGGAATGCAATATGTACATTTTTACCGTACCCTGATGATACATTTTCATCAACTTATAATATTAATAGATATATTAATCAACTTTTAATAGATACACATACTGGTATTTCTACCCAGCCGCAATTATTTTTTAACCCATACAAGGTGAAGGAGGTGTAAATATTCCACCAATAAAATTTATACAAAATTTAAGAGAAATTACTTATAAATTAAACATTCCATTAATTTCAGATGAAGTACAAACTGGTTTTTGTAGAACAGGAAAAAAATTTGCTTTTCAACATTCAAATATTATTCCTGATACGATTTGTACTGCAAAAGCTATTGGTGGTAGTCAACCATTAGCTTGCTTATATTATATTATAAAGATTTAGATAAATGGAATGAATTTAATCATTCCTGAACATGGATAGGAAATCAACTTGGATTTTAACTGGAAAAGAAATTATAGATTATATGCAAGAAAACAAAATATGACTTAATGCAGCAAATATGGGAAATATAATTATTGATGAACTATACAAATTACAAAATAAATATAAAATAATTACTAATGTTAGGGGGTAAAGGTTTAATGATTGCTTTTGATATAATTAATCATAAAACTAAATTTCCTGATATTAATACAACATTATCATTTCAAAATAAATGTTTACAAAATGGTTTATTATTATTAAAATCTGGTAAAAATGATAATGTTATTAGACTTATGTGTCCTTTAAATATTAATAAGAATGACATAGAAAAAATTATATTTATAATCAATAAATCATTATTACAGACTATACATTTATAATTCTCCAATCTTTATTAATTGCCAATTCGATATTCCATTATTTTTTAGTATATCAAATTTTATAATATCACTTTGATTATTTTTTTTAATATATCCATTATCTTTTTCTTGTTTAAAATATGTAGTTCCTTCACAATATTTTAATGATATTTTATCACCACCTATATTTTCTGTATCACTTAATGAACAATAATTTGGATTATGTGATTGAATTATACTTTTACATGAACGGTCATTCTCGCATAGTAATTTTAATACAAAGGGATTACATAATTTATAATTATTACCTGTATATATAATATTACCATTATTATTAGAACATTTATCATTTACTTGTATATAATTACTATTACTATTATTTACTTGTAAATATTGTGTTCCTTTCTTGTCTTCATAATATATTTTATAATAAATATTATAATTATCTCTAATATTAAATATTTGTTTTCCTAATGTATTAGTAAACTCTCTTAAATTTTTAAATGATCTAAACATATTTTTTACTTCTAATTTTCTTTCAAATAATTTTTTATCACCATAATATTTTCTAATTGAAAAACGACTTTCTGGATATAGTAATGTAATATGTGGATTAAACTTGCTTTTTATTATAAATTTATCTCTACTACTATCTATTATCCATTCTAATCTTTTTTTATTAAGTAATCTTTTTATATTTTTTAATTTATTTAATTCTTCTATAATTAATCTTATACTTTCTTTAAATATAATACTATAATTATATATATTTCCTCCTGTCATTTTATTACTAAGTAACTTATTTTCTGAACTAAATACTTCTCTTTTATTTTCATCTAAATTATCATTATTAATAATTAATTTTATTCTTTCTTTACTATCTGTTATTTTAGAATTCGTTTTTTTAATTTGTTCATATGCTTCATTTTTTATTCTATCGTACTCTTCTGCATTTTTTGTAGTTATATCTTCAAAATTATCTATTGTTCCAAAACCTATATCTTTTATTATACTATTATAAAGCATCCCTCCTTCTAATTCTTCTCCCATAACTGGAATATTTCCTCCAAATTTACTTTCCTTTAATTCCTTTTCTATATTTTTATCTAAAAAACCCATAGTTCTATTCATCTTTAATAATAATTCTCTATATTTTTTTACAATTTCAGTAAAAATATCACTTTTCATTTTCAATTTATCTAAATCATAAATTATTTCATTTAAAATATTATTATTTTTTTTTAGTATTTCCTTATTATTTTCCTGCTCTGATGTTATATATATTGATACTCCATTTTGAAGTAATCTAAATAATTCATTATAATATTTAATATCATTAATTATATTTTCAGTTTTCATTACTTCTTCATCTGTTACTAATGATATTTTATTATATTTATTTAAATATATATAAAAACTTACCTCTGATGTAATAGGAATATTATTATCATATGATGTTTTAATTAAATATACACCTTCATCACCTACAATTTTTTTATTTCCAGAAAAACTACACCTTGGACCACTATGTGTCATTCTACAATTATCATATAAAAATGTTGTGCTACTATTTATCCAATTACCTATAGTATTATACATATATAATAAAATACCACTAATTATTACTGATAATAATATTTTCATCATTAATGAACCTGGAACATAATTATTTATTACATCTTTTATTGAATCACTAGTACTATTAAATATCTTATAAAACATATTTTCTTCTAATGGTCTTATAAGATTAATACTTTCATTTTCACTTTCGATTGTTTCTGTTTCTACACTTGTTTCACTTGCTGTTTCATTCTGTGTTGTTTCCTCTGTAGATGAACCACCTAAGTTTATAAATCTTTTATTTTTAATTCTATTACCCATAATTTATATTTATATAATATTTTTTTATTCTTCAATAATTCATAATAAATCTTTTTTCTTCAATAAATCTAATATTTCATAATAATTCATATTATTTTCTATTGCTATTCTCATTATTTTATCTAATAATATTAATTCTATTAAATTATCCCTACTAAATTTTATTTCGTCCATTTATATAAATATATAATTATAATATTATTTAATACTGATTTAAAATTGATTTATATAATTATTATTATATAATGATTTCAGACACTATAAGGGCAAATTTTATAAAGTTACTAATAAAATTTATTAAATCTAAAAAAATACCAAAAAAAAAAGATAAACTACAAGCAGAAAAAATTGAAAATTCTGTTTTTAATTATATTAATAATAAAAATATAAATGACCATAATGCTTTTCAAAATTTATATTTCCAAGTCTCTCATAATCTTTATGAAAATATTAATCCAGATATTCTTGGAAATATAAATTTAGTTAAAAAAATTAGAAATGATGAAATTGACTTAGATAATATCGCTAATCTTCATCCTTGGCAAATTTTTCCAGAAAGATGGACTAAATATACAGAAGAACAAGAAAAAGAAGATAAAATTTCTATGACTAAAACTCCTGTTGCTAATACTACACAATTTACCTGCTCTAAATGTAAGCGCAACCACTGTTCATATTTTGAAATGCAGACTCGTAGTGCTGATGAGCCAATGACCATTTTTGTAACTTGCCTTAATGAAGAATGCGGACATTTCTGGAAAATGGGGTAAATCAATTTATTTACGATGTTTATATTAAAAAATATTAAAATTATTTATAATCTATAAAAACAATATTAGGATATATTATAATGATAATTCATTTAATTTATAATTAATCGATTATTCTGCATATTTTAAGTTAAATTTTTTAATCATATATATATTATATTTTAATATTAAAATTGATTTATTTATCATAAAATAATTTAAGTATAATAAATATGTTAAACATTCATGAGACAAATATTAACGAAAGTACTGAAAATAATAAATTTGATGAATATACATTACAAATTAAATATAATAAATGGATTAATTCCCAAAATAAACTTCAAAGAGGATGTAGTCATATAACAAAAAAAATATTTTGTGAAAATTTAGATCATTATTTAAATAACTCAAATTGGTACGAAGAAGATCCAGCAAAATTTATATCAAATATAAGATGGAAAGGTCATACTGATTATTAAAATTTTATATAAAATATAATATAATTAATTTTTTAATTTGCAATATTGAAAATATGCATAATTACAGTACATTAAAAACATTTAATGTATTAAATTTATCTTTTGGATACAATAATAATAATCCACCTATAAATCCACATAAACTTAAAAACATCCATAATTTATTAGGTTTTGAAAATGGATTATTAAATAAATACATTACTATTAGTAAAAAGATAATAGCCATTGGAATACTATATTGTAAATATTTATTTACTATTAAACTATATGCTATAAATATTTTTAAAACAATTGATAATATTACAGATATTTTAGCAAAAGGCCAATTAACACTTTTAACGTAATTAATACTACCTTGTATGTCACCTGTTGTAATTGATTTAGAACAACTAATTAAAAATAATAAACTTAATAAAACTCTTGCAATAAAATTAATATTCATATATTAATAATAAATAAAAAAATATTAATAAATATTAAGAATGTTATTAGATAATTACTTAACTAATAAACAAAAAATATATATTTCTATTTTTTCATCTATTATTTGGATTTATTATAGAGATATAAGTTGTTATGCTTTATTACCTCGCAAAAACATTTTATCTATAATCCTTGTTTCTATTTGGATGTATTATAATTATTATGAACCATTATCAGCACCAATAGGATTAATAATTATGTATTTATATAGTATACTATAATAAATTTATTTATTGTACATAAATAATAGAAATGGTACCATTGTCAAATGAAAATTATATAAGTTCCTTAAATTGTAAGAGTAATGATATTTTTAACAATATAAAAATATAATAAAATATTATATAATGTTATCGTTAAAAAAAATTCCAACTTATATTATAACTTTATGTTTATTAATATATATATTAAATATATTATTATACAATAAAAAGTATCCCGCTAATAGTAATCAAGTTGGTGGAAATAATGAAGAATGGTTTATAAAAAAAAAATTTATATTACCTGAAGAATTAAAAGAATTTAGTGTAAATAATTTAATAAATATACTAGGTAATTCTAAAGTAAAAATAGCTGTATTTAATAATAATATAAAAGTAACAAATAATGATATTGGTTCTTATTCAACTACTATATTATATGGTAAATTAAATAAAATTTTATATAATAATAATAATAATAATTTTAGTTATCAATATAAAACAGTATTAGAAAATATACATAAAAATGAAGTTAATAAATGGTTTTATAAAAAAATAGAAAAAATAATATTAAAAATAAAAACAAATTATAATAAAAAGAGTAAGGAAAGTTTAATAAAATTAAGAATAAATACAGTACCGTGGGTTTTTAAAACGCATTTTGATTGTGAGAATAATTACGCAATACTATTAAGTGGAGTAAAAAAAATTTTACTATTTAAGTATAATAAAATTAGTATAGATAATTTAAAAGAAATAAATACATTTTTATTAACATTATATAATTTGAAAATAGATGATATTGTAATAGTATTAAAAAAATATAATATTAATTATGAAATTTATACATTATATCCAGGAGATTTAATATATATTCCACAATATGTGTTTCACTATGTTGAAGATGTAAAGTCTAGAGATAATGTAAGTATATTAGTTAATTATTTAATTTATAATAAAAATAATAATAAATGTAGTAATATATTTCGTAGTATATGGAAAAAACAAAGTAATAATTGTAAATATAATAATTGTTTAAATTAAAATTATTAAAAGTAAAGTAATAAAAAATTTAATAAAAAATTAATTTACATACACAATATATATATATATTAAATAATATATAATGTATTGAAATGTTAAATACAAACTAAAAATAATATATAACGGATGAATTAGTAAATACAATAAGAAAAATATGTATATTATATATTCTTATATTTGTGATTGATTATGATAAAACAAATAAAATAAAGTTTATAAAAAATGATTCGTCTCTTCTTTAACTAATTTATCTGTGTTTTTTATACATTATTAATCTTAGGGATTGTTCTATCAATATTATTATCTAAGAGAGGAATTATATAATTTATCAAAGTTCTTTACCTTGTGTATTTAAAATTTTATTTCCAATATTATATGTATTAATTATTTTTATTACTATAATAAAATAAATAAATTAATACTGCATAATTATGCAGTAATTCAATAATTAAATAAATAATTATACATTAATTATTATTAATACTATAATTTAAAAAGTATGATTTTAAATTTAATATATTTTATTACAATATATGAGAATTGGTATATTACTTACAAGTAAAAAACAGGAATTTAAAAAAGAAGAAATGATTAATACAGCACAACGTGATAGAAAATATTTAAAGGATTCTCCAGATAGTCTTACTGTTAAAAGTAAAGGTAAAAAATTAATTCCTTCTGATGCTGCTATTGGTGTATATTTAGAAAAACATTATAAAGATATGATTGTTGATTATATATTACCAGATGAAATTACACCAGAACGTTTAAAAAGAAATGATATAAATTTTATGATAATTTATGATTTATTAGAAGCTTATCATAATGAACATAAAAAGGTATTTGACCAATTAAAAAATACATTAAAATCTGCTAAAAATATATATCCACCTTATGATTTTCAACAATATATTAATAATAAATGTACATACTATTATGATTTAGATAAAAAAAATTTACCAATAGTCCCAACAATATGTAGAACTGATACAAACGCGGATGCTATTATTAAGGATATTAAATTTCAAAATTGGGATAAAGCCATTGCTAAACCTATTTATGGTCAAGAAAGCAAATTATTTAAAAAATTTAAAAATTTAGAACCGGAACCTATAAAAAAACATATGAAACTAATTACAAAAAAACATGGATTACCAGGAACTATATTTCAAGAATACATAAAAGGTTTTGATGCTGATTCCATCGAAAGTAGAACATTCTGGGTTGGAGATAAATATAAATACTCTGTTTATACTAATGATAAAAATGTATGGTGTCCAAAGGAAGAAGGAGGAAGTAAAACATGGGATGGTTATAAAAATGCAATAAAATTAGGAAAAGATACACTTAAAAAATTACCTAAAATTATTGTTGATGGAATTGAACTTCCACGATGGTTAACAAGAGTTGATATATCTTGTTGTTTAGAAGGGAAAAATAAATACAATTCTGCTTTCATAAATGAAGTTGAATTTGTACCAAGTATTTATATTGAAGAAAGAACAGTTCCTGTTCTTATGGAAGTTGAACTTGCGAAACAAGCTTATAAAATTGCTAAAATATTTATAGATAAAAAAAATAATTCCACTTCAAGAAAAAAATCATCAGTTCCAAAAAGAATTAAATCTAAAAAATTAAGAAAATCTAAAAAATTAAGAAAATCTAAAAAATCAAGAAAATTAAGAAAATCTCGTGTCCCTCGTATTCATAGAAAAAAAAGTAGAAAAGAAAAGAAAAATAAAACTAATCCTAAAAGACAAAATAGTTTAACTGGAAAAAGTAAAAAAAGTAGAAAAAGTAGAAAAATTTAATGAAATAAAATTAGTTTATTATATAAAAATAATAAAATGGAAATAATGAAATGACAAATCAAAATATTAACTATTTGATTAAATCACATAATTTAAATATAAATATTACTAATAATAATGTTAAACATCAATTTAAATAGCAGATAAATGTAATAGATATCAAATTATTAATATTAGTAATAGGAATTTTAAGAACAATTATACATAATTTTTTAATAAAATGATAGTATTTTTTGTTATTTAGTCTGTAATATCAATTAATTCACATTTAAATTCTAAATCTTTTACATAAGGAGATAATTCTGAATCTTTTATTAGATAAAATAAATAAACAAATCTCTTATTATGAATATATATAAATTCATCTGTAATATTTCCTTTAACATAAATATCATCATTATTTAATGTTGGTTTAAATCTTGGTTTAATTATATTTTCTATAATTTCTAAATTATTTATATTATTTAGTAAATCTTCATAACAACAATTAGCATTTTTTAAGAAAGATTTATATATATCATTATCAAAATCTCTATTACTAATATTAATAATTTCAATAAATGGATCTTTCTTATTATAATTAGTCCACCTTATTGGTTCATTTAAATATTTATGTTGATAATTATGTTCTACATAATAATCAAAGTAACATTTTTGAAGATTATATGCAGTGTTAGTATAGATATTTTTATGTCCTTTTAGAATTTTATTATCTATATAATTTATTATTATTTCAGGAAAATTTAAACAATATAATTTATTATATAATTTAATATATTTATCTAAAACTACGTTAAAAACTTTACTATATTTTAATTTAAATATTTTATAGAGTTTTTGTTTACTTTGTAAGATTTTTTTATAAGGAATATGTTTATTTTTAAAATATAGTTTATATAAGTAATTTTTAAGTATTTTGCCTTTTTGAAATTCCTTTTTTATTATATTTAAATTAATAAAATACTTAACAATAATATTAAAATATAATTTATCACCAAAGATAAACCATTTTTTTATATTTTTAATAGAAATAAAATATTTTATTAATTCATCATTATAAATTGGTATTTTTTTTATAAGTTCGTAAAATTGTTTGTTAAAAACTTTATCTCTAGTTTTTTCAAATTCTATTTCAAATTTAGTTTTTGGTTTATTATTAATTTGTTTTATTTGTATTTCGTTATCATTTACTTCAGTTTTATTATTTTTTATAAAATATTTATAACTCCTCCCTTCTTTTATTCTATCTATAATTTGTCTTTCATAAAGTCTTAATAAATTAGTTGAAATTGTATTATAAAATGTTAATCCATTACCATTATATTCTAATTTTTTACAAATATCTTTTGAAGATAATTTTATATCACTACTTTTTATTAATTCAATAATACTATTATTATACGTAGACATTTATATGCATAAATAAATAATAAATCAATTTTATATATATTTATATTTAAATAAATTTATATTAAAGTTTATACTATGCATATATAAAATTGATTTATAAATATAATTACATTTAGGATGTCATTCGTAGAAAATACAAAAGATAAGTCTGGAGAATTAATTGAGTCTGTTCTAAAGAGAAATGAATTAATTGAAATTGAAACAAAAAAACTTAATATTAATACTAAAAAATTAATAAAATCAATTAGTAAAAAACATATAAAAAGTAAACACACTTCTGAAAATTTATCAAAAAAAAAACCCAGTGGATTTGCTAAACCAACATTATTATCAGATGAATTATGTAAATTTTTAAATAAGGAAGTTGGAACGGAAATGGCTAGAACAAAAGTAACAGTAGAAATAAATAATTATATTAAAAATAATAACCTACAAAATAAAGAACAAAAACAATTTATAGATCCAGATAAAAAATTAAAACAACTTCTAAAAATTGAAAATAGTTTTACATATTTTGAATTACAAAAACATATGAAACATTTATTTCCTAACTAAGTTAATAATTATAAAATTAAATATATTTTTTACTTTTTATATACTTAGATAATTTCTTTTAAAGATTTTAATGAAAATTATAATAATATGTATTCACTTGAGTATAATCATATGGAATACATAATGAAATTTTTTAAAAATGTAAATAAAAATTGTCCTATGTATACTAATATAAATTTAGATGGGATAAATTATTGGATGTAAATAACATATATAAGGGAATCTCCACATATTGTATATGTTAATTCATTTTTTTTAATTTCTTAGAAAATCAAAAATCTATTAATTTTAAATAACCATTTTTTAAAAATTTGTATTTACAATATAAAATGAAATATATTAATTTAAAAATAAATTAATAGGTGGTTCGGAAACATCAACTAATTATAATTCATATATTAACACGGGGGTCAAAAGTATCATATATGGAATACAATCTTATGTTGGATTAATTATTAAAAAATATAATAATAACTATAATGTCGAATCAGGTATAGGAGTTCATATAGAACTTAGTGATACCTCAGTCACACATTTTAGATATACTGATTTTACTCAAAGAGGGCTACAAATATTATAATATATGGAAAATGAAATGAGTAATTGGGTAAAGTTGCGCCTATTGATGTAGAAATAATGACCGACCCGATAATAAATATAAAGCTACTGATATATTAGTTAGCAAATTAAAACATTGGTTCGATTCTTTAAAATTCACTTATATTGAATATACACATGAAAAAATTATTCCTCTATATAATAAAATGAAAAACAATATTTTAAAATATGCAAATAACTTAATTAAATCAGATTATATGAAATGTAATCCAGATATTATATGTTTTCTGAAATTAGATGTCAAGAACAACATTGTTCTATGTTTGATATTTTACCATTTAAATATAAACATTTTAATTGTTGTGATCGATTACTATTAAAACTACCACCACTTTATACTTGGAATTTATAAAAAAAAATATGAAAAAAAATGTGGTTTCATTAAATTAGATTTTACCATTAGTCATGATTATTATTTATATAAAGTTTTAGAAAATACATTGATTCCAAAAGAGGGATTATATATAATAAGATTTCATTCGTTTTATGCGTTTCATAGTCCGCGAAGTACTAAAAGGGGTTACACTGAATATTGTAGTGAAAATGATTGGATTAATATTCCATTGCTAAAAATATTTCAAAAAACCGATTTATATTCAAAAACTCATGATATTCCTAAATTTGAAAATTATAAAGATGATATTTATGATTTAATCAATAAATACTGTGGAGATGAATTAAGTTGGTAAAATTAATGGTATATAATTTTTATTTTTCACAACTATTCCTGTTTTTTAAATGCGTATGTAATTTATATCTAAATACATCATTAAATAATGATATAAAATAGTTTTATGTTATTATTAATATAATTAATATTATTAATATTATTTAAAATTAATATTTTTAAATATAATAAAATGACATTAGGTAAATTATTATTAAAAAATGAAAATGATGAAATATTATATACATTCCTTAGTGATATAATTGGTTATAAAGATATTAATGTTTCAGCTGAAATTGTATTTACTACTTGTCATAGTGGATATGAATTATCAATGTCTGACCCATCATTTGCTGGACAAATTTTAGTTTTTTGTTTTCCTCTCCAGGGTAATTATGGAATACCTAATAATGATTTTGATGAATTTGAACTGGAAAAACATTTTGAATCTAACCATATTCATCCTATGGGTGTTGTTATTCAGAATTACTGTGAAGTTCCTTGTCATTATAAATGTGTAAAAACATTAAACGATTGGTTAATAGAAAATAAAGTTCCAGGAATTTGTAATATTGATACTAGAGCTTTAACTAAAATAATTAGAGAATCAAAAACTACTATATACGGAACAATAGAAATTAATTATGATTTACCATATATTAGATTAGATATGAAATCAATAGTGAAATCAGTTTCAAGAAATAAACCATTTACTTATAATGAAAATAATAAATATAAAATTATAGCGTATGATTTAGGTATAAAAAATAATATAATTCGTTCCCTTCTAAATTTTGAAGATGTACAATTAAAAGTAGTTCCTTATAATTATATTATTGATGACGAAGAATTTAAAACTATAAATGGGATATTTTTATCTAATGGTCCAGGCAATCCTCAAGATTGTGTTGAGACAATTGATTTACTAAAAAAATATTTTGAAAGAAATGTACCAATCTTCGGCATATGTCTTGGACATCAATTAATATCCCTTGCTTCAGGTGCAAAAACAAAAAAAATGAAGTATGGAAACCGTGGTTGCAATCAATCAGTTATAAATTGTGAGAATTCTAACTGTTATGTGACATCACAAAATCATGGTTATGAAGTTGATTCATTAACATTAAGTGAAGAGTGGAGGGAATATTTTATCAATTTAAATGATTATTCGAATGAAGGAATTATTCATAAAACCAAACCATTTTTAAGTTGTCAATTTCATCCAGAGGCCTGCCCAGGTCCATTTGAGTCAAATTTCTTATTTGATAAATTTATCAATATAGTAAAGAATAATATTGAAAAAGTAAATAATGATAGTTATTATTTGAATATTAATAAAATGAAAAATAAAAATAAAATAAAAAAAATTCTAATTCTAGGTAGTGGTGGTCTAAAAATTGGGCAGTCAGGTGAGTTCGATTTTTCAGGAAGTCAAGTTTTAAAGGCTTTTAAAGAATCAAATATAGAAACTGTATTATTAAATTCAAATATTGCTACAGTCCAAACATCGGATTATATGTGTGATAATATATATTTTCTACCAAGTAATAAGGAAAGTGTTAAACAAATATATGAAAAGGAAAAATTTGATTCCATTGCTATATCATTTGGAGGTCAAACTGCTTTAAATGTAGGGTTAGAATTATATAAAGAAAATTTCTTTAAAGATAATAATATAAGAGTTCTTGGAACTTCTTTAGAATCAGTTATTTTAGCAGAGGATAGAAATAGGTTTGCTGATTTAATGATAGAAATTGGAGAACCAATCGCAAGAAGATTCATTATCACAGATTTAGAACAAATTGATGAAGGGATAGAATATGTAAAATTTCCTATATTTATAAGAAATAATTTCTGCTTAGGTGGATTAGGGAGTGTATTTATAAATAATAAAGAAGATTTAATAATGAAAATTACTGAATTCTTGAAGAATACAGATAATGTTGTTTTAGAACAAGATATAACAGGATGGAAAGAAGTCGAATATGAGATTATGAGAGATTATAACGGAAATTGTATGACTATAGTTAATATGGAAAATTTTTGCCCTGTAGGAATACATACAGGGGATTCGATTGTTGTTTCCCCATCACAAACATTGAATAACGAAGAATATTACGGTTTAAGAAAATCTTCAATAAATATTGCTGCTGCCTTGGATATTGTAGGAGAGTGTAATGTACAAATAGCACTTAGTCCTTACTCAAATGAATATATAGTTATAGAAGTTAATCCAAGATTATCAAGAAGTTCTGCATTAGCATCAAAAGCTTCAGGTATTCCAATTGCGTATCAAGCAGCTAAAATTTTAATAGGTGAAGATTTAAATCAACAAACAAATTTAGTTACAAAAACAACTAGCGCTTTTTTTGAACCAGCACTAGATTACATTGTTGTGAAAATTCCAAAATTTGAATTTAATAAATTTGAATTTACAGATAAAATATTAAATTCTGCTATGAAATCAATTGGAGAAATTATGGCTATTGGAAAAAATTTTGAAGAAGCAGTTCAAAAAGGTTTAAGAATGGTAGATGATAATAATTTAGGATTTATATGTAAAGATAACAATATTAGTAAAGAAGATGTAATTTATGAATTAAAATATCCAAGTGATAAAAGATTATTAATAATTGATAAAGCATTTGATTATGAAATCTCAGTTGATGAAATTCACGATTTAACAAAAATTGATAAATTTTTCTTAAGTAAATTACTAAATATACATAAATATAAATTATATTTGCAAAGTATAAATTCTTTAAATTATGATGATATTATTAAAGCAAAAAAATTAGGTTTTAGTGATAAAGGTATATCTTATCTTATGGAAGTTCGAACAAAAGACATATATGAATTTAGAAGAGTTAATAATATTAGGCCATTTATTAAAATGATAGATACAAGTGCTGGTGAATTTAAGAGTTATACTAACTATTTATATTTAACTTATAATGCGGTTGAAGATGATGTGGAACGATTAAACAATTCAGTTATAGTATTAGGAAGTGGTAGTTATAAAATAGGAAGTTCAGTTGAGTTTGACTGGAGTTCAGTACAAAGTGTAAATACATTAAAAAAGAATAAAATAAATTCAATTATAATAAATTTCAATCCTGAAACAGTTTCGACAGACCACGATGTATCTGATAGACTTTATTTTGATGAAATAAGTGAAGAAATTGTTACTGATATATACAATTTTGAAAACCCTCTTGGAGTTATTGTTTCAGTAGGAGGACAAATTCCTAATAATTTAGCAATACCATTATATAATAATAATGTTAAAATACTTGGAACTCATCCTAAATCAATAGATGCATGTGAAAATCGTGAAAAATTTTCAAAAATGTTA